TGGCTACCGCACTGAGGTGACCAATCAAATTGAAGCAGGTGATGTGTTCTTCGGTAACTTTGCAGACTTGATCATTGCGATGTGGGGCGGTTTGGATCTAACCATCGATCCGTATTCTTTAAGTGCGAAGGGTGGTTTACGCATTGTGGGCTTCCAAGATGTGGACTTTGTTTTACGTAATACAGAATCCGTTTGCTACGGCAAGAAAACTGTCTAATTGATTAGCCACTGCGGTGGCTTTCCTCTCTAATTTTGTGAGCATATATCCATGAAAACAAATGTCGTAATTGCCCTAACTTCTGCAGTTGTAATTGACGGTGAAATTCGTAAAAAAGGCGATGAAGTTGAAGTTCCGCATGCCTTGGCACAAGACTTGTTGCGCCGTGGTCGTGGCACTTTGGTTGAAGGTGATGATGAAGGTCAAGAAGTTGATTTGGCGAAGTTAAATAAAACCCAGTTGGTAGAGTTTGCTTTGCATGAATATGAAATTGAACTTGATGCTGCATTGACCAAAGAAAAAATGATTGAAGCGATTCAAGCTGCTGCTGAAGCCGAGTAAAGCCTATGCCAAGTTGGGAAAACCTCGATGTATTTTTGCAATTAGATGATGTGGGTGGTTTTGGTACCACAGCAACCTTGCAATTTACAGATGGGTCGGAGCGTTCAGTCAAAGGTATTTTTGATGAGCCTTATTTGAATGCCCAACTTGGCGAATATGAAGTGGATGATGTTCAGCCACGTTTTACCTGTAAAGCAGCAGATGTTGTGGGGGTAAAGCGGAGAGATTGTTTTCTACTTGGTGATGGTCGCAAATTCTTTGTGATGGGCTTCCCGCAACAAGATGGTACGGGGATGGCTGTTCTAAAGTTGGAGACCGCCAGTGATTAGATTAAATGTCGAATTACAGGGTATTCAGGCAGTTATTGATGAATTAGAACCCACGGAAAAGCAAGCTGGAAAAGCCATGCAACGTACCTTAAACCGCATGGCGAAATGGATACAAACCCGTACAGTACGGGGCTTGAGTAAAGAACTGGAAATGTCACAACGAATTATTCGTAGACGTTTAAAAAAGAGCAGCATTTTAAAGACTTCGACAGGCTATTCGATCAAGTTGTTTTATGGTCTGAATGAAGTAGACCTGATTCACTTGAATCCAAGACAAACCAGAAAAGGTGTGACAGCGGGAAAGCGTAAAGTGGATGGGGCTTTTTTAGCGAAGTCAAAACATCAGGTGTTTAAACGGGTTGGAAAATCCAGATTGCCAATTGAAAAGCAGTCCGAAGCAATTAAAGCCAAAGCGGATGCTTATTTAGAAGGGGCTGAGTTTAATTCAGTCGATTTTCATGAACAGTTTTTTAAAACCTTGGAGCATGAATTGAAATGGCTGATGCGATAACTGGGGTGGATCTTGATCAATTACATGATGTGATTGAAGCAAAATTACGGACTCAATTTCCTGCATTTAAATTGGTGCAGTTTTATCGGGATGAGGAAGAGCGCAAAGTACCCGGTCAGCAGGAATTACCTGCATTACTTTTAGAACTGACTAATTTTGATATTAATGCCGATGGTGATGCAGGCACAGAACAGATGCCTTTAATTGCAAAATTTGAAGCACGCATTATCGATACGTTTAATCAGCGTCGCGCCAAGATTAATGTGCGCAAACTGGCTGCAGCAGTTGCCCTATATATTTTTAAGAATAAGCATTTTACTGGATTGGGTAAATTTGGTGTGGGTGTGAGCACCGTGGATGACATCACCGAAGATGCATTTTTTCCTGAACTTGATCGCCTAGAAGTGTGGCGGGTGGATTTCTCGACACAGATTGTCGTGGGTGAAAATGTCTGGGTTGAATCGGGTGAAACGCCAATACCTGTCTTTAGTTATGCACCTGAAATTGGTTTGGGGCATGAAGAACAGTATCAAGAATTACCACTCAATCAGGAGGTGTCATGAGTTATGCCGCAGCGCAAATTGATCGCATTCTCGCAAGTTTGGTTCGCTTTGGACGCATCGTTACTGTAGATCATAGCCAAGCTGAGGCTACAGTGGATTTTGACGGTGAGTTGGTTGAAGGCATTGTCTGGCTAAAAATGAGGGCAGGAGATGATCGTAGTTGGTCTGCCCCTAGCAAAGATGAATATGTACTCGTTCTTTCTGCCAGTGGAGATTTATCCCAAGGGGTGATTTTAGGTGCTTTGGAGCAAACAAAATTCCCCAATGCAGGGGCAGATGCCAACCCTGTAACGGTTTATAGCGATGGCACCAGAATTCATTATGACAAAAATAGCCATGTTTTAAATATTCAAATGGCTGGTGGTGGCAAGGTGATTATCAAGGGTGATGTGCAGGTCACAGGAGATATTACTGCTACAGGTGATGTAAAAGCCGGCTCTATCAGTCTTAAAACGCATAAACATGGTGGTGTACAGGGTGGAAGTGCAACTACACAGGTACCGCAGTGATGATGAGTCGAGATACAGGTCGAGCCATTACAGAAATTCAGCATCTGCGACAGTCAGTGGTAGATATTTTGTCTACACCTATCGGCAGTCGTGTAATGCGTCGAGGTTATGGCTCACGCTTATTTGATCTGATTGATGCACCACTAAACCGAGCAACACTCATTGATTTATATGCTGCAGTTGCAGAAGCATTAGCCAAGTGGGAGAACCGTATTACTGTGCAGCAGGTGGATGTTACAAGTAGTCAAATTGGGCAAATCACATTGGCAATTACAGGCATTTATAACATTGATGGGAATCCATTAAGACTAGATGGGATTGTTATTAAAAAATGAATTTAGCAGATTTTAGTACTTTATCGGCTCCAGCTTTAATTACAGAGCTTGACTTTGAAACAGTCTATGAAGAACGTAAGGCTGCATTCCTCGCATTGTATACAGATGCTACTGTTCAAGCAGAAATGAGTAAAACCTTGGAGCGCGAATCTGATCCTGTGGTGAAACTGCTACAAGAATCGGCCTATCGCGAAGTTTTATTTCGTCAGCAACGCAATGATGATGTAAAGGCTTTATTGGTGTTGTATTCATCTGGCTCCAATCTGGATCAGCTCGTGGTTGACCGTGGATTGAAACGGTTGATTATTACACCTGCAGATAACACAGTCGTGCCACCTGTAGATGCCGTATATGAAAGTGATCATGATTTAAAAGAACGTTACTTGTTAGCAATGGATGGGCTGAGTGTCGCAGGTCCAGTGTCTTCTTATCAGTTTTATGCAGAAAGTGCGGATGGTCGGGTGGGTGATGTTTCAGTGGTGTCACCCCAAGTCGATTTAAGCAATATCGTGTTAGAGAATTTAACAAAAGCCCAGTTAATTCAGTTGATTGGGAACCTATTCTATCTGGATATTTATATTCTGCAAAATGACTCTGAAACAGGTGTTGCGACTCAAGAATTGATTAATATCGTGCAAGTTGCTTTAGATGACGAAAAGGTTCGACCATGTTGTGATAAGGCGATTGTCAAAAGTGTATCAGTCATAAATTACAGCATTGTTGCAACAATCTTCGCGAAACAGACTGCCCAAGCTGCAGCAGTTTTAGAGATAGCACAACAGAATCTACAGAGCTATGTGGCTGAGCAAAAGAGAATTGGGCGCAGTATTCGTCGTTCAGCTATTTATGCTGCTTTACATGTAGATGGGATTGAGCATGTTGATATCACATTACCCGCTGCGGATATTGTGATTGATGCTACCCAAGCGGGGCATTGCACCAACATTGATATTTCTGTGGAGGCCTATGAATGAGTCTCTTACCCGTCAATGCGACAGATCTAGAACGTAAACTTGAGCAGGTAACACAGCAGGAAACACATTTAGAGCAACGCCTTACCAAGTTGATCAATATTGATCAAATACCTGACCGCTTTTTAGATGTGTTAGCAATTCAGTTTTCGATTGATTATTGGCGCTATGACTGGGCCCCCTCATTAAAGCGTGCTCGATTAAAACAGGCATTTGAACAACATAAAAAGAAAGGGACTTCTTATTCAATTAAATCGGCACTCATACCTTTTGGCTATGAGGTGACTTTGGTTGAGTGGTGGCAAACGGAACCAAAGGGAATACCAGGAACATTTTATCTGGAATTAGATTTGGTCGGTCGCCCTTTGGATGAAAGTTTATTTAAAGAAGTGAATCGCTTGGTTGATGAAACTAAACCTGCCTCAAGGCGTTTAAGTCGATTAACAATTTCTGCAAATCCATTATTAAGTTTAAAAAATATTGTAGCGCATCAATCTGCGTATACTTCAGTTAGTGAGCCTAAACCATGAGTGATTATTTTAACGTTACTACAAATAATGGTGATGCCGCCATAGCTGCAGCAATTGCAAATAATACAAAACTGAATATTACGCATGTTGCTTTTGGTGATGGTAATGGTGCCGTGCCTACGCCAAGTAAAACCAGAACGACCTTAGTGAAGGAAGTGCATCGTCAAGCAGTCAGTAAATATAGTATCCATCCTACTGTGTTGAATTGGCTTACTGTTGAAGCCATTATCCCTTCTGATATCGGTGGGTTTTGGATTCGTGAAATTGGCTTGATTGCGAATGGCATTTTAATTTCGCATGGCTCACATGCTCCATTTTTCAAAGTTGCTGAAACCAATGGGGTGAGTGAATTCCGCTTAAAATATACCATTGATATTCAAGATGGTTCGGTAGTCAGTCTTATTTTGGATGAATCATTGATTTATGCGACCCAAGCATGGGTCAATGAGAATTACATTCGTCGCAATGAATTGGTGGATAACCTGACCACCAGTGATTCAACGAAACCGTTGACGGCAAAACAAGGTAAGGCACTTCAAGACAATAAATTAGATAAGACTGCAAATGCTGTAAGCGCAGAAAAACTGAGATTATCGGGCGATAAACACCTGACAAGTACAACATCAGGTTGGGTGAAGTTTGCTACCGCTAAAATTCTGCAAAGCGGTGATAGTGTCA